GCATGTTATCCAATACCATTTCTTTTGAAGCCTATAGGCAGGATCAGCGTCCCCTGGCATGCTCCGCCACCCAAAGGGTGGGGAATGCCTATACCGGCTTAACGCACGGTATACCTACAGTTCCGATGAACGCTCACGCGTCCATGACCTGGCATGGTAACCAGGTGCGAACGGATTTCGTTCGCCCGTTACTGTAGCGGGTTTCGGACCGCCAGTGAGATGTGAACCAATTAAAAAGCGGTTCCCATCCCTCCACTGCGCTTAAGGGAGAGCCTCCCCATGGTATCTCTACCATGGTTTGCTGCTCCCAGCGCTGCCACCTCTCGTTNTACCGCCGACGCCCTATGCATGGGTAGTGATACCCAGCAGGAGCGTAGGCTGGTCCGTCGCCGATGGCGACGGGCCCACGAATGGTGTCAGCGATAAGCTGCGCAGTTTGTCGGAACGATCTTGTGTTGAGGGCCGAAACCAATTGCACCGTCGGTGCAGTGGCGTGAAAGGTGCGAAACTTTGGTAGGATACGGGGACGTACAATTGATACGTCCACGCCCTCAAAGAACTCGCCCCCACACGATTCGCGAAAGCGAACTTCAGGCCCGCAACACTTACTCACATTGAGATGAAACCCTGCACGTGTGTACAGGTCGCATACCGAAGGGTAGGTGTAGGCCGCAGTGATGGTGTCATCACCAACTTGCGTCCAATCCGAACCCTTCGCACGTTTACCAGTCGTCCGGTCCGCAGCGTATCGCAACGCTGCGAATACTAACGACTCAACGTGGAAGCAATCCGCCGCCCCCATGGGGGCAAACGTTTTTAAAGTGACAGTCTGGTCCAACATAGGAAACCAGGCTTCGTCGCTTCGAAATGCGAGTAGACACTCAACCCATTCAGTCGGAAACAATGCTTCGACGTGTCTTATTTTGACATCGTCGGAAGCATTGGATAAGTCGATTGTACACGGTTGTGTAGCTCGACCCCACTGGTAACACTCCGATCCAAGCCTCGCAAGGGCTAGCGCCCTTGATTGGTCTTCGAACGGAAAGTGATGGCCAGGTCGGCGGGACATGCGCCTGTTTAGCTCATCCATGAGTCCTTGTTGAAAGAACTGCATAGTGAGCGGTTCGCAGGAGATAGTCCGTATCTTGAGAGCATCCTTCGGGACCGCGATCACTCGCGTGACCGGTTCGATCCTTTCGAGAGCCCTCAATGGCTGATGGGGGAGACGCAATAGAGCCTCCGAATCGTAACCCAAGTAGGCGTCCACTTTCATGAACGTCGACTTGAAGTATAACTTTTCGAAGCCCTTCTCGCGCGTCGCGACAGCACCGGGTCCGTGCCGGAAGTTGAAATTCCGAGCATCGGGTGGCCTACGACCGATCATGCGACGAATGAATTCGCGCGCATGGTCGAGCTCGTTGACCGTGAGATTCAGGTCTACATCAGACCCTAATCTCTCCGCGGCCTCGCGTAGCTGCGCAAGCTGCGTCTCGTGGTCGACATTTGCATGCAGACGGGAAAAGAATCCTAATCCCTGCTTGAGAGCCTGTATCGCTACAGGATCCCCTGCGGTGATGAATTCGAGGTCGCCGATGTAAGCGACCTCCCCGGCGCTTGGACGGGAGCATAGTTGCTTAACATACTCCTTGTACAAGCCCGCAAGGTCAGTAAGTGGCGCGTTCCTTATAAGTTGGAACACGTCGTCTATACTGGCCCTGGATGCATGACCCAATCGAGTTTGGATGTTCCTGAAGTCACAGGCTAGTGACTTCCGGATCGATTCAATCATGATTGCTCCTTTGCCCCATTGAAGGGACATCAATCTGAGTTAGTTGACAGTAGCACCCTTACGGGTTGCCTACATATTTATCCAGACCTTTATCGTCTCCAGTACACTGAGATACCAGTCCGCTATCGCGAACAAGTACTCCACGTAGTCCGTGTACACACAGTCGTCTGCACGCACTCGATCGATAATACGTTGATCGAGGTGGTAGAAGACTAGTGACATGTACTTTCGTGTTGTACGTCGCGAGTAACGCTCTGGGTCCAGCTTCTTGAGACTACCGCCGACACAATCGGAAGCATCTGCCAAGGCAAGGATAGCAAGCAAGCATGCTTGGGATCCGACCCCGCAGAGCCGGCTCACTTGGTTTTCAATTTTGACCNAGTAAGCGTCGATTAGGTCGACCGCCTCCATAATCTTAGCATCCTTTGCTAGACTATAGGGGTAGAACTCAATGCCAGTCCTACGCTGAGTAGCGAGGACAGCATGGGCGCGGTAACCGCGCAAGAGCGCGGTGATAGAACTATGTGCACAATATGCCATAGGATAACTCCTTCCACCTAAGGTGGAGTTGAAGGTTTAGGGTAAATTATTTTTCTTGAGCCTGACTTAATTTCGCTTTCGCGATCGCCTTCAGCCGCTTGATCTCATCGGGAGAAAACAGAAGGTTTTCTTCCTTTTGAGTCAATGTTACTGGCTTACCATCATTGAGGTAAGAGTAATACGCGTCAGTTGCGACCTTCACATTAGCTTTCTTCAACAGAAAGGTATTGCGAAGTGCCTCGTTGGCGCGTACGTGCTGTTGGACCTTTAAGTCATATGCTAGCCTAGCTGCGAGATATTCCTCGTTTGCCCGTTTCCAGGCAGACCAGTATATCTGCAGCATTAAGTCCCGATTCGGGACGAGGGCTGCCATATTCGACTCCCATCCTACGGCATGACACCGATGATGAACTTCTCAGTAACATCATCCTGTGTTCCAGCCGTGGTCGAGTCGGTGGGGTTCAAGATGTAGCCGACACCACATGCGACAACCGCCTTCACGTTGGCGGCCGAATCCACGTTCACTCCCGTAGGAGGAACAAAGTGATTCGGCTTGGTAATAGTACCATTAAACGACCAAACATGAGGACGGCCGTTAATATCGAGGCACACAATCTGAGTCAGGACCTGAACACGTTCAGATCCGGACTGACCAGGATTTCTCCTGGTCTGNGCCACGGTATGACGGAATTCGTCGACACCAACCAAACCGGCGGTGGCGACGGTCGCAGGATCGATGATGTAAACCGCGGAATTCATTGAAGAACCGCGCTTCACAGCGTCATACGTCGTTGCCTTAGCGTAGGCAGCGGCGGTCGGGAATGTCAACTGTGCTTTGAAAGAATCGAGCATAGTTATCTCCTTTCCATCTATCGATGGATGGGTTGTGTAACACCGAGGGTGCTACAGGTGAATTTTGGAAGGGCTCATGGCCGCTTCCGTCCAAAGATCTTCTGTACAATCAGAGATCCGGATAGTAGCACCTGCTTTATGCCATAATGCGAACGCATCTTTGGCAACACATTAAAAGCAGGCCACAACATTCGCCGTGTATAGGAGCGGGAGAAGTTAGTAAACTTCTTCCCCTTCCATTTACCGCTAGCCTTACCTTCCTGTCCGGTCGGGACATACTGTCCTGTCCATTCAGACCAGGTCTTGGCCTCCACTTTAAAGGAGTGCCAATGTTGGCGAACCTCTATGGAGGAAGCGATTCCTCCTAGAGCGCGTCGAGGCTCAGCCTTCTGGATCAAATCCCTAATAGGGAAGAACCAGTCGACGACGAACGAGAATGGGACCAAGTCCCACGCTATCTGAAAAGGAACGTTTAAGCCCAAAATCTGGGACATAACCGCATTCGCTTGTGCGGTCTCGGACTTGGGGTTCACGCGGATGTAGGCACTGAGATTGCCAGATATTGTCAACTCTTGACAATACTTGGCTTGATATTCCCAGTGCGCACCCCCGGGACCACAATTCCATCGAGCGTTCCCTCTTGGAGATTCACTTTTAGTGGTTACTACTGGCGTAGCCGCATTTACTCGATGCAGCTTACCATTAAGCAACCGCTTATACCATTCAAGATGCGCCTGGACTTGGAAAAGCTTCCCAGCCCAGTTGCCGACATCATCGGCAAGAGGTAACGCTCCGAAAGATACCGCCAGATGAGCTCCCGCAAGATCGCGGAGGCACCAGCGTAGTGAATTTAACTTCACACGTTCGCGGACGCCGGTCCACGCAATGTTCTTACCGGATCTATCTTTTAGATATTTCCAGCGCGTAATGGTCTTATTCCCATTACGCCGAGCAAAGCGTAGGATCCCAGAAATANTCTTGGCCAGCGATGGCACAAGATTCTTTAACTGGGATACTTCGGCGACGTTGACACCGAGTGACGTATCATCCGGCATTAAGCCGTATGCGTCATCGAGGAGTCGCTCCATCGCCTTAGACCAATCGAGCAGTTGCTCGGGATGGTCAGGAAGTGATGGAAGTGGCAACTCTCTCTGGTCTTCAGTGAACCAGAGACGGTCATAGTTGCCTAGCGCACCCTGCCAATGTGTATGGTAGAAGTGGGAAACGGAACCCGCCCAAGCAGTCATGCTGGACGTGTAGCCCCAGTCCGCCTCACCGTAGAACCGTTCTGTTCCGGTTCGCGTGTGATGGCAGTTATGGAACTGTCGCTTACCGTTTCCATCCCATGTAATCGTACTCGTCTTTTTAGTGCCTGGGAAAGTGTCAGTTGACACCTCCTCATATTCGTCGACTAATCGACCGTCCCGATAGTAACGCGTATGCGTCCTATGGGTGACTGTCGTGTCGACGGCATTATCAATTCGTGTGCGTATCATGGAACCTCCAGTGTGAGTTAAGGGATCTCCCTGATAAGGGGAGAT